CCCCACTTAATGTTCCGTTTCCGTTAATTGATAATGCCATTATTCATTCTCCCAGTTCTGTTCATTCATTACTGTAATTAATGCTTCTACATTTTTAGCACCTGCAATAGCAGTTTCTAATCTATCTGATTCAGCAACTACATGAGTTCTTTTAGCAACAACATCTTTAGGGATAGCCACATCTCTTTCTGTTTTTCTAATTACATACCAATCAGTTTGTGCAAGTATAGAACCTGCTGATTGATTTACTTGCTGTGTCATTTGGTATTTTAAACCATGTGTTACTAATTGCTCTCCTGTATTTGTGTCCATAATTGCAACACCATCTTCATCTACAGCATCTACATCTTCCATTGCTTTAGGATTATCTAGATCGCCATTCCAGTAGTATGTATCATTAGCTCTTACAGGTTCGTCTTCCCATGTAATACCTAGTGCATCTTTATCTTCTTGTGTTGATAACTGCAACCAATTTTTAGGGTAGTTATTTCCACCAATTGAAAATGCTTGTCCAACACAAAGTGTTTTATCATCTAGTTTATAAGCCATTACCTATCTCCCTTTGGGTATTTAGCTTTGACTTCTTTTATATGGTCAAGCCATGTCTCTGTCCCATCTTGTACATCATGGTATTGCATATCTAGTTGTTCAGCTAATGGTTTGTATTCTTGTTGTCTTTTATATTTGTATTCTTCAGGGTCTACCCAGTTATTAATAGCATCTAAATCTAATTCAATTTCTTTTCCCTCTTTATCCCAAGCATACATTTCAGTATCACTTTTAACTTTAGATTTTGCTGTTTCAGGATATAGTGTATGTATAGCTTTCATTATGCTGCTACCTCCATAACTGTTATTGATGGTTTTGCATAACCTAATGCACCTGTATCGCTAAAGTTAGCAAAAAAGTATCTTGTTGCTGCTGCTTCTAATTTTGCATACATACCATAAGTTCTAGCAACAGTTGAACCAGAAGTTGTTTGTGCTTGTAGTTGCATTTGAACCCCATCATTTACATCATAGCTCATATCTCTTACTGAAGAATTACATTGTTGTTTACTTCCTAAAGCAGAAGTATTAACATTTGTACTATTTGTAATATCATATAGTTTCATTGCAACCATTTGAGTTCCATTATTACCACCAAAAAGATAATTACAAGTAACTATTAGTGTGCTATCTGATGCTTTAGGTGTTATTGCAACTCTTAAATCAGAATCTACTTCTGCAAAAGATGTTGATGTAAAAGTAACTAACCCTGTATCTGGTTGAACAGTTACTACTTGTAAAATAGTCCCTGTATTACCAGGTGCTCCTGCTGTGCCTGATGTTATACATGTTCCTGTTTCAGCAGGTAATGTTAATGTATTTGTTCCTGCCGCAGCTGGTGCTGCAACTGTAAGCGTTCCGCTTGAACTTCCTGCTAATACTATGCTAGCCATTATTCGTTCTCCATTGCATCTAGTTTAGTTTGTATTACTGCTTGTTTTTCAGCATCTATTTTTATAGTATCTTCATCAAGAACCCAAGCATCTCTAAATGTTCTATCTTCTGGAAGAACTGTATCTTCTACAATGTGATACTTAACACCTTTAGGTACATCTTTTTTAGCTAAATCTTCTATTGTATTATTAGCTAACCATTCTTGTGTAGGATGAATAACTACTGCTTTATTATTTTGCTCATATATTATTATCATAGCTACCTCATTATAACTACATTATTATCATCAGTATCATACAAAGTTTTGTTTTGTGTTGAGCTAACATAAGCCGCCCAACATTTAACTGAACCTACAGCTTTGGTATGAGTACAACCACCTACCATAGCAGTACCTGCTGTTCCATCTTGTGGAGTAAAAGTTGCTGCATAGTTAGTGTCTGGCATAGCAGTGGTAAAATTAACTGTATAATCTCCTGTGCCATTATCTGTAATAGAACTTACATTGGCACTACCTCTAATAGCTACTGTGCCTGTACCATTAAAACTTACCCATGCTCTTACACCATATACTGGTGCAACTGAACCATATCCAGAGTTAGCTGATAGAACTCCTGCTGCACTTACTTCTGCTACTTTAGTTCCATTAGATTGTAGTTCTATTATTCCAGAAGCATCTCCATCAATAGCTACTCCGCCAGAACCTGTTAATGCATTAATTTTTGAAGTCATATTATAATATCACCCATCGTTGTCCAGAAGGAACAGTAACTGTCTTTGTGGCTGCTATAGTTATAGGTCCAACTGACATACCATTTGTTCCTGAAGTTAAAGTATAGTTATCTGTTATATCATCTGTATTTTCATAGATAACACCCCCTGCTGATGCTCCAGCTCCTGCCCATGTTAATACACCAGATCCATTTGTTTGCAGAAATTGACTAGCATCACCATCATTGTCAGGAAATGTTAATGTGTAACTAGCTCCTGCTGAATGAGGTGGAGATTTAAGTTTAATGCCATGAGTGTTAGCGTAACAGTTTAATTGTATATAACCATCTTGTGAACCACTACCTTTAGCTTCTAAACTAGGAACAGAAGCTGTAGATATTAAATTAAGTTTATCTGTTGTAACAGCATCATTAACAATATTTGCTGTAGCAACTACATTAGCATCATTAATTACAGTGCCATTTAAAGTAACAGATTTTTCAGCAGGATAAGTACAAAATACATCACTTGTACCTGATAATGTAATTTTAGAACCACTACTACTAGATTCTAATACAGTATCTCTAGATAAAGTTGTGCCTGAAGCTGTATAAGTTCCTAAACCTACCTCGTAATTATTACCATTTGTAATAGCATAATAAGTAGTGTTTGCGTTACCAATTACAGAAAAGGCTTGAAATCCAGTCTCTGCTCCAGCAAGTGTAACTGTACCAGTACCTGTTGTCGTAGTCGTTTCTTTGACTCTATCCTTTAAGACAAGTGCCATAATCTATCCTCTATGCTAATGTTACTGATAAGTTTCCAGCAGCAATTTTAAAAATATCACCAGAATCAATAGTTTTTGGTGCATCTAAAGCTGTATGATAAATCATATTACCGCTAGAAGCTGCATCCCATAAACCAATCCATCCTATTGTTCCCCATGTTGCTGTAGCTGTAGGAAAGGTTGCAACTGCATCTGATACTACAGAACCACCTGTTCCAGAAGCTGTTGCAAAAGAAGAAGCTACTCTAGCGTATGAACCACCAGAAACTTCTGTGCCAGTTCCAGCATCTGTTGGATCTGCTGTGTGTAAAGAAATATATGGATTGTTTACTGCTGTAAAAGCAGTTCCATTTAGTGTTAAGTTTAGAAGTGCAACTTCTAAATAGTCCGACATATCTGCCATAATAATTACCTCGTAGTTGTTGTTATTGACATTGGATGAGCAGGAAATTCCCCCTCATCATCTGATTTACTTAAAGATTGAACCCCTCTGTCATACATTGCTGACCAAGTTGCTAATCTTTCGTCATTCATCAAGAATGGCTCTGCTTCACCAAGTGCTGCATAAAGCAGTAAATCAGGTGTATTTGCTAACCAAAGGTTTGATGAAACTGTTGAGCTCATATGTGGTGGTTTTACATAATAGAGCATTTGTAATGTATCTGTTTCAGCACCAATCGGAGAAAATCTAAACTCGCTTCCTAATGCAGTATAAAAAGAAGGCAACCCTGATGTTGATGCTCTTGTGTTTCTAAAAAAATTACTAGGAGATTGGAATGTAACAGTTTGTATAGGATTGCTAGAAGAAATGTGTATATCTTTCATAGCTAAAAAATCTGCTGGTATTTCTACTGTACCATTAGTAGAGTCAATAGTAGTAGTTGCTATTTGTAACATTTGCCTTATACGCAAATCTCTACTTAATCTATTTTCTGCTAATCTAATAAATTCTGGGATAGATGCAGTTAAATCACTACGAGCTAAATAATCAGCTATAGTTGCTTGTAGCGTTGTGTAGTCTGTAAAAAATGCCATTTAGATTCTGCCCTGTTTTGTTCTAAAAAATCTATTGTCTGGGTCGTTTAACCATTTAAAAAAAGCCTTTTGATCTAATACATGAAATCCTCGCATAATGCCTTGTTGATTTAATTTATCTACAACAGTCATTGGAATAGATGCTATCTTGTTATCAAATACATCATCACCCCATTTTTTAGAGTTGTTGTTGTATTCTTTTTTGTTTCTTTCAACAATGTCACTTACATCTTGTACAACCTCTAAAACCTTTCCATCAGTTGTCTCATGTTCTTTATAATTTCTGTATTCTACTTTTTTTAAGTGGTCGTTATATTTTCCCATATCAATCCTTTAATAATACTGCCCACCGAAGTGGGCAACATTAATTTTTATTACGCTACTAATAAGTCAGCAACAATACCATGTGCTTTCTCGTTAGATACTTGCAGAGTGTACTCTGTAAGCATTTGATGTTTCTCACTGTCACCAGATTTAGCCAATAGATTTGACTCAAATGGTCGTAGTGTAGCAATAGATGCCATAGTTGGGTCAAGCACTAGAGCTTGTTCACCACCGCCAGTTCCGCCATCAGGAGTCATAAATCTGTCAGGTACAACAGATAAAGTACCAAAGTCTGACATATAAACATCAGCAGCACCTATAATAGTAGTCTGCTTGTCTGCTGGAGCTTGGAAACGCTGTGCTGCAATACCTGCAAATGCTGATACTGCTTGTTTTTGTGTTGGAGGTACAACTAATAAAGTTGGGTTACCACCACTTTCAAACACTTTTTTAACACACTCTTTTAGTTTATCTTCACCAAAAGCAAGATAGTTACCAGAACCTGCTGAAGTACGAGTAGCTGTTCCGTTACCACCTACTGGACCTGCTGGAGAACCTGCTGTTGCTTCTGTAACATAGTTAGTTAATAACCATGTTTGAACAGAACCAAGTAATCTAGCTGCTGAAGCAGTACCTGCTGATTGAGCTACATTACCAAGAATAGTATTTTCCATGTCTCGTTTTAGTTCTTGTCCTGCTTTAGCTAATTGGTAAGCTGTTTCTGTCTTACGACCAGCTTTATCAACTGCATCAAGAGTACCTGATACATGAACTGTTTTACCTTGAATTTGTGTTCTGTTACCTACACGAACTGTAGGAGTATCAGAAGCACCTGCAGCATCAGCACCTTCTAAAAGACCTGTTTTCACAGCTGCTGCTAGAGTGTCAGTTTGCCATTCGTGGTATGTTGCTGTTGCTTTAGTTTTACCAATAGATGAAACTACTGGTGTTTCGGTTGGTGCAATGCTGTAGATTGTGTTGCTTAAATCTTCACGCTGACCAATCGCTGTATAAGTTCTAAATTCTGCCATTGTTTTTCCTTAAATAAAGTTTTCAAATATAGCTGCTGCATCTCTGGCTGAACCAGTTTGCTGTAGCTTTTTAAGTTGTTTCTTTTGTATGTCGGTTACATTCTGCTTTACTTTAGCTCCAGACTTTACAGTCTTTGGTGCTTTAGCGACTTTTTTCTTAACACCAGCTTTACCTGCCATTAATTTGTCGTACTGTGCTGCTTTATGTAATACCAATACATGGCGAGAGTCATAGACTTGTGATAATTCCTCGTCTGTGAATCCAACCTTTTTGCCATAGCTACGAATGTCATTACGGACTTGTTCGCCTTTAGCTTTGTCTGAAAACTCTGGTAAGGATACTGTTAGTTTTTGTGCTTCTTCTTGTACAAACTGTTCTAATTGAGCTGCTCTATCCGATTGTTGCTGTTGTGCAAGTCGTTGTTGTTCAGCTTGAACTGCTTGTAACTGTTCTTTTTTTTCGGTCATTTCTGCGACCTTAACTGAATATCCTATCGGGTCGTTCTCTTTCATTGCAGACAGATCTTCTGGAGTATCATTATTACTCAATAAGAATTGTTCAACTGCCTGTAATTTTTGTGAATAGTCATCTCTAACTTTTCTAGCTTCAATAATAGCTTTCGCTTCTTGCTCAATGACTTTACGCTGTTCAGCTACTTCTTGAGTCTTTTTAGTATAATCAGAGCCGAGTTGATAAGATTTCTTTAGGTCGTCAAGGGTAACTTCTTTTTCTTCACCTGCTGCTTTGATGGTGAAAGTTTGTTCTTCCTCAACTTCTTCTTCATCTTCAATCTCGGATTCTTCTTCAACTTCTTCTTCGGTTTCTACTTCTTCTTCTACCTCTGGTTCAGTTTCAGTTTCCTCTACTTCTTCTACTTCTTCGGTTTGTTCTTCTACAACTTCTGGTTTCTCTGTGGAGTCCTCTGGTGCAGATAACATACCTTCAATAGCTGAAGCTGCATCTGTTACTGTTAGATTTCCACTTTCCGTTGTATCGGAAGTCATGGTGTCATCACTCATTTTATTTCCTTATGCCATCTCGGTGTGGCTTTCCCATACAGACTAAATGTCTATATTATTTTCCATGCCTTGTCTTTGATCTCATCATCTTTTGCGATAGATTCAAAACGAGCCATGAGTTCGTTGATAGTTCTGATTCTGACATAAGCTGATTCTCTTACGCTTGATTCATCATCATCAGAGTTAATAATCATATCCATTAATTCTTTTTTCATTGCTTCTACTTCGTCTAATAGTTCCTGACTTTGTAGTAAGTTTCTAAATGCTTCTGATTTTGTCATCTTTGTTTTAATCTCTGTAAAAATAATTGTTGGTCTTCACCTGCATTTAATTCATTAGACATTAATAATCCACCAAGTCCAAGACCTGCTACACCTCTAACTGCTATTTCAGCCATAATAGATGGGTCAGCTAATAAACCACCTACTCCACTTGCAACACCAACACCTGTATTACCATATGCTTGTGCTTGTTGTTGATTAACATTACCTATAGTTTCCATCAATCCTTTAAACATACTTGGTTTAGGTTTATGTTCTAGGTCTAACTCATCTGCCATAAGGTCTGCTGATAGTATAGAACCAGCTCCTATACCAGCGTATTTGGGATTGAAGTGAGCTAATGGACTTCTTACATCACTAGGATTAAAGTTAGCTTTGTTAATTACTTTACTTACACCTTCAGCAGTATCAAAGCTATCATAGCCTGTATATTTTAGTGCCTTTCTTACCATTGGATGTTCCATAGTTTTCCAATAAGCATTACCACCTCTTAAATCTCTTAATACACTTTCAACTGCTTCGTCACTATGTTCAAACCCAATTTGAGTTTCTATCATATCAGTAACTTCTCTAACAGCTTCTTTGTCTTTAAGGCTAAAGTGATTACCTCTTGTTCTTACTGGGTAAACCTTAGCACCTTCTGGGTACTTACCAGCTAATTTAGCAAAATGGTCAGCAATCTTTGGGTCAGGCGTTGATGATATGTGAGCATGAGAATAGTTTACACTAGGGTCTACTTTAAATCCTGTAAAGTCTGCATCAGTACCATGATACTGTGTATCACCAAAGCCCATAGCTTTAGCTCTGTCTTGTGCTGTGTTGTTAGCTGGTAAACCTAAACGCTTAACCGCTTCTAGTTGAGCTTCCTTATCTTTTTTTAACCATTCATCTAAATATTTAAAGTAACTAACCATTTAATTTAGGTGATGCTAAATTTTGTATTTTCTCTAAAGAATTTATTATTTCTTTTGTTTTATTCATGTTATTTTTTTCAGAATCATTGTTTGCTTTTTGTGCTAATTCCATTTCTTTTAATGCCATTTCTTTTTCAAATTGTATTTCTCTTTGTTGAAGTTCTAGCATTTCTTTTTGCACTTTTAATTCTAGCTCTTGTTTTTCCATTTCAAGTTTAGCCATATCTGATTGCATCTTCATTTGTGCTTTTTCCTTTTCTACCTGTGCAAGTATTTTAGCTGCTTCGGTATTAGGATCAGATTGTGGGTTTTGTGCTTGAGCTTGTGCAAGTTGGTCTGACTGTTCTTGTGTGATGTCTTTAATAAATCCAGACTCATCTTTAAACCCTGCCATGTTTACAAATTTAGCAAGTGTGTCTCTATATTGTTTTAGACTAACTAATGGATTTGATAAACCATATTCTTTTAACATTTGCTCTTGTTTATCCAAGACCATTTGCATCACACCTAGCTGTTCTTGTTTGCTACCAGTTCCTAGTCCAACATTGACTGTGACATTGTATTGTGTATCCCACTCTCTAGGATTCATAGGTATATATTTGTTGTTTACCTTGATGATTCTTTCTTTGTCTTGGTACTTACAAAGTAAATGCAAGATACCCTTCATAAGAGAACTAACCCCAGTGTCAGCAAAGATACGAGCTATCAATTCAATCTTACCACCTGCTGCATTACTCATTGCACTTACTGCTGTGGCTGTCACATTCTGGAGGATATTAGGATCAAGACCCTGTGATGCTTCTGATACACCACTTCTTTTTGCTTGTACACCATCTAGGTATTCCAGCATAGGGAATGATTGTGCTGCACTAGATTGTACTGATAATGGTACTAATGCATTAGGATTTTTAATACGAATAACACCACCTGCTGTAGATGTGAGTAAGTCATCAAGATTTACTTGACCTTCTACTGCACCAACTCTGTAATTGTTTGTAAGATACAAGTTGTCTAGCATCTGTCTAGTAATTGTAGATTTAATAAGTTGTAAGTCTACTGCTCTATCAGCTAATGATTGACCAAAGAATTTGTGTGGTATTGGGAGTGGGCAAACACTATGGAAAGGTATGTAGTCACATTCTTCACTCATTAATACTTTATTACTTGCATAACAGACTCTATGCAGCTCTGCTACTCCATCACCATCAAGGTCTGTTCTAACATAACATTCGTAGTATTCAACCAACTCCATTGACTCATCATTTGAGTCATTAGTATTAAAAGGTTGCTCACCTGAACCAAATCTTGCAACCCTCTCTGGAGTAAAGTCTAAAGTATCACCAGTTTGCAATGTCTGCACAACTTCTGGATCATATCCCATTGCTACTAAATCTGAACGAGTCACTAAACTTCTTTGAGCAACAAAATCAGCTTCCTCAATTGTCACTGCTCTTTTATCAATTAAAAATTCTTCTGGAGCTACATTCTCTATTTTTATTTTAGAGTAATCTTTTGTGCGTTTACATTTTACATTGTAGTAAACATTAATAATTGGAGGTGTCTCCATCATCATTGGCATACCCATCTCATCCATCATAGGTTGACCTGTCATTGGGTCTACTGCTGGTTGTGGGTCTTGTTCTATAACTTCTTCATATTCTTCTTGCTCAACAATTTCTACTTCCTCGTCTTGCATGATCATGGTTAGCTCATCTTCAGTAAGCATCTCATATTTTTCTTTTGTTGTATCTTTCTTGTCATTCCAATAT